CTTTTCTGGTGTTCGTTGGGGGATACGTTTTTTACGTTTAGCTCTAATATTAAGTTTTAACTCACAATACACCCGATACACCCGTTTATGATTCCATTTATAGCCGAGCTTTCTGATGCGATTAAAACATTTGGGAAAGCCCCAGCGTAAATGCCGGTCTGTGATAGCATTCAACACCGAAATAATCACCGAATCATCCGGTAACTTAGGTTGATGATAGTAAGCACAACGGCTTAAGCCAACAATGGCACAACTCATAGCAATAGTAACTGAATGATTTTGTTGTAGTTGCTGTGCCCACATTTTACGTACCTTTGTGGGCACTAAAGCTTTTTTATGATTTCTTCCTGAAGCTGGGATTTTAAGCTCAGTTCGGCAAACATCTGTTTAAGTTTACGGTTTTCGGCCTCAAGCTCCTTTAAACGTTTAATATCAGAGGTTTCCATTCCGCCGTATTTTTCTCGCCATTTATAGAAAGTTGAATTTGCCATGCCATATTTACGGCAGAGTTCCTTGACAGGAATACCTGCTTCAGCTTCTTTTAAAATAGCGACGATTTGATGTTCAGTCATTTTTTTCATAATTGAATCCTCTTTTACTTTTATCATAGAGAATTTTCTACTTTTTTGCTGTACTATTTTAGGGGATAGTTACAATACAACAACACTAGATGGTGTAAAGTCCAACTAAAATATTCTATGTTACATGTTTAAAGTAAAGCAGATATGAACACATTATCGTAGTAGACCACATCATTCCGAATAAACTTGAACTGGCCTTAATACCTAAAGACCAAGCAATAATATTATTCCGTGATGCTGTCGCTACGCTTGAACAGTCGTCAGTATTATCCGTGTAAATTAATGAATTAGGTTAAACAATGAAATTATCACATATCGTTCACACATTGCGCCATTTTAGTCCTAGCTTTGAAGGTCGTGTTGGGGGGGCTGCTGAATTTTCAGCTATCAAAGATACGGCATTTTTAAAATTACCTGCCGCTTATGTGGTTCCGCTTGATGATAGCGCACAAGATAACCAGTCACAAACAGATTATTGGCAAAATGTGACAGAGGGGTTTGGGGTTATTGTTGTATTAAAGCCTCTTGATGAGCGAGGGCAACACGAAGCATACGACATTGTCGAAAATATAAAAACCGAACTTTGGCGAGCATTGCTGGGTTATGAACCTTCACCAGCGCATCACCCCATTCAATATGATGGTGGGGATTTACTCGATTTAGATCGAGGGAGAATTTTTTATCAATTTAATTTTAGTGCAGTACGCGAAGTTGGATTTGAAGATACACGCCAATCCTTTGATTTAAACGCTATTGATAACCCAATTCCTGATCCTGATTGGCAACCCGATCCAAACAACCCTGATATTACCGAACCTCCGCAGTATAACCCGTTAAACATTGGAAACTTCGATACCCTATCAGGGGTTATTAATGAGCTGGATTCGGGGGTAACTGTGAATTTTCAAAATAACAATATCTATGAGAGAGACAATGATAATTAAATCTGTCAATAACAAACAGGTATATGATCCAGATAATGGGGATTATTTACCAACTAACGGTCGTAATGTTGAGTTTAACCAATATTGGGCAAGACGACTTACAAATAATGATGTTGAAGAAGTCACAAACATCAAAGTAAAACAAGAAAAAAAGGTAGCTAAAAATGACAATTAGTTTTAACAACATTCCTAGTAATATAAAAGTTCCTCTATTTTATGCGGAAGTGGATTCCTCTGCGGCCAATACAATTCAAGATAGCGGTGCTTCATTAATTATTGCTTATCCGCTAGCGGATAGTACCATTGAACGTAATAAGCTCATTATTATGTCGTCTGTAGATCAAGCTAAAAAACTCGCAGGACGAGGCAGTCAATTATCTAGAATGGTTGAAGCCTATCGCAATATCGATAATTTTGGTGAGCTTTTTGTCATCGCTGTAGATGAACCCACAGCAGGCTCGAATGCATCTGGTACTATCCAAATATCAGGCACCGCAGAAGAAACAGGCACATTAAGTCTCTATATTGGTAACAGTAAAATTCAATCGAGAGTAACCGTTTCTGATACTGCAGAAAGCATAGCAAATGGACTGCATAATGCGATTAATGCTCATCCTGATTTACCTGTTACCGCAACCGTGACGAATAGCACAATAACGCTAACAGCCAAACACAAAGGATTGAGCGGTAATGATATTCCTCTGTGCTTTAACTACTATGGCACAATCGGCGGAGAAGAAACACCAGACGGTTTAAATATTGTTATTACTCAAATGTATGGTGGAACAGGCACTCCAGATTTAACGCCCGTTATTGCCGCCATGGGTGACAAACTCCTTGATTTTATCGCATTTCCATTTAATGACTTATCATCTTTGGCAACATTTAATCATGAAATGGATGATACTACAGGTCGTTGGAGCTATGCGCGCCAATTGTATGGACATGCTTATACTGCTAAAAAAGGCGATTTATCCGAACTTATAGAGTTTGGTGATAAATTAAATTACCAACATATTACTGTTGCAGGTTATGAGAAAACCATTCAAACGGGTATTGATGAATTAATTGCGATGCGAACTGCTCGTAATGCTGTATTTATTCGTAATGATCCGGCTCGCCCAACGCAAACGGGGTTATTAAATGGTGCATTGCCAGCATCCGATAGTCACCAATTCACGCTTACAGAGCAACAATCATTATTAAGCCACGGTATTGCGACAGCATATGCTTCTAGCGGTAATTTATTAATTCAGCGAGATATTACCACATATCAACGTAACAGTTACGGTGTAGCCGATAATAGTTATTTAGATAGTGAAACACTTCATACACTCGCTTATGTATTACGTAAATTACGTAGTGTGATCACATCGAAATACCCGCGGCATAAATTGGCAAATGATGGAACCAGATTTGGTGCTGGGCAGGCAATTATCACCCCTTCCGTCGCTAAGGCAGAAATCAACGCCACTTATCGTCAATTAGAATTACTAGGCTTAGTTGAAAATTTTGATGTGTTCAAGAAGAACTTAATTGTTGAACGAAATGTCAACGATCCGAATCGATTGGATGTGTTATTCCCACCCGATCTCGTTAATCAATTACGCGTTTTTGCTGTGTTAGCACAGTTTAGATTGCAATATCCAGAGGAGAAAAACTAATGACACAACGACGTATTGCTGGAACAACTTATATTAAAGTTGATTCCAACCAACTATCATTAACAGGCGGTATTGAAGTCCCGATGAATACTAACGTTAAAGAAAGCATTTTGGGGTTAGATAATAGCGTTCACTACAAAGAAACATTCCGTGCACCCTACATTAAAGGGACATTTAAAGTACCGGGCGATTTTCCAATCGACAAGTTGGTGTCGAGTGATTCAATGACCGTTACCGCAGAACTGGCCAACGGCAAAGTTTACGTTTTGTCTAATGCCTGGGTTGAAGGTGAAGTCAATCACAATGCCGAAGAAGGTACAGCAGAAATCGAATTTCACGGTGAAGAAGGATTTTATCAATAATGAAAGAAATTAAATTATCACAGCCGATTATGGCACACGGCAATGAGTTACATGTACTGGAATTAAAAGAGCCAACAGTCAAAGATATCAAAAAATTAGGCTTCCCATTTGATAGCCAAATGATTGGCGACCCTAAAAAAGTGGCCGATTACATTGTTGCGCTAGGTAACGTTACACCAAGCTCTGTTGAACAGCTCACCCCGTATGATTTTTTAATGATTACAGGTGAAATCATGATGTGCTTTGGCCCAAAGGAGAGGGAGACAATACCTACAGTGGAGGAACAGGCGACAGTGAAATAATCACAATCGAATATCTTGTAAACCTTTGTTTTGACCTCGCCAAGTACTGGCAACTCTCCCCCTTTTATATCATAGAAGAACGTTCACTATCCGAAGTTTTTGAATTATGTGAACAAGCAAATCGCATAGAAAATAGCAAGGAATCATAAATGGCAGGCTTTAACTTAAAAGCAGTAGTGACATGTGTTGATAAGCTGTCACCTCAATTAAACAAAATGAAAGAAAAACTTGAGGAGTTCCAAAAAAAAATGAACGAATCAGGATTTGGCAAACTTGGTTTAAAAGATGCTGTAACGGGCCTTTCTATTTCTCAGCCATTTGTAAAAGGGGTGGAGGATGCGATGGCATATGAAGAAATGATGGCGGATCTCAGAAAGGTTGTTGACTTTGATACGCCTGAACAATTTAAACAAATGGGGCAAGATATTCGTGAAATGTCATTACGTTTGCCAATAGCAGCAAAAGATATCGCCTCTATCGTTGCTGCAGGTGGTCAGGCAAATATCCCAAAGGATGATTTGATACAATTTACTGAAGATGCCGTAAAAATGGGTATTGCATTTGGTACCTCAACTGAAGAGGCTGTCAGTAATATGGCTACTTGGCGAACGGATTTAAAACTCACTCAAAGTGAAGTTGTTGGCTTATCCGACAAGATCAATTTATTGAGTAATGCACAAGGTGTAAAAGCAAAAGATATTTCAGATGTAGTCACAAAAATGGGGACGCTTGCGGCAACATCTGGGGTTAGTGCTGATAAATTAGCGGCATTAAGTTCAACAATTATTGCAACGGGGACAAATACCGATCAGGCAGCCACGGGTATTAAAAACTTTATGTCGACGCTGACATCAGGTATAGGAGCGACTGAGGAGCAACAAGAGGCATTGCAACAGTTAGGCTTCACATCAACTCAAATAGCAAAAGGAATGCAGAAAGATGCCGAAGGGACAATTATGTCGGTACTTGAATCATTAGGTGAAGTGTCTAAAGATCGTCAGTCGGCTGTATTAACCATGTTATTCGGTAAAGAAAGTGTTGCAGCTATATCGCCATTGCTCGACAATATGGAGCTATTAAAAACAAACTTTAATCGGGTTGGTGATGCTTCTCAATATGCTGGTTCAATGCAGAAAGCATATGAATCCCGTTCAAACACGACCGCAAATAAATTACGACTTTTTGACAATGCGCTAACCAATATTAGTTTATCAATTGGTGACGCCTTATTACCGGTATTTAGTCAACTATTAGAGGAGTTAACACCGCTGGTTATTTCATTCGGGCATTTTATTCAAGAAAACCCTGAACTAGTGAAGATGGCTGCGATGGCGGTTGCGGGGTTAATTGGGTTACGGATTGCGTGTGCGGGAGTGAATACTATTGTTGATGCACTATCAACAGGGATCGATATTTACAATGGCGTACTCAAAGCTAATGAATTGGCAACAAAGTTTCACACAGCAGCTCAAATAAAATTATCAAATGTATTTAAAAAGGTACGTGCAGCATCAATGGCTTTGAATGCTGTAATGGCTGCGAACCCAATAGGATTTATTATGACTGGTATTGCTATAGCAGCAGTGTTAATCATTACATATTGGGATGATATTGTTAAATTTTTCCAGTGGCTGTGGGGGGTAATCAAGCCTTATGTCATGCCTATTTTTGATGTTTTTATTGACGGATTCAAAGCTGGAGCGGCACTCATTGAAGAAGGTTGGAATGCTGTGATTAAGTTTTTCAGTGAGTTATGGGAATTTATCAAACCATTTATTATGCCTATTATTGACTTCTTTATAGCAGGCTTCAAAGCAGGCGGTGAAGAGATTGTAAAATCATGGCAGGTGGTAAGTCATTTCTTTAGCGATCTATGGGAATTTATTCAACCTCATGTAATGCAGATCATCGATGTATTTGTCGAACCTTTCAAAGACGCTGGTGAAGCTATACCAAAAGTGTGGGAAAGTGTTCAGAATTTCTTTAAAAACTTATGGGATAATGTTAAGTCTGGCATCGAGCCGTTACTAGACGTGTGGAACTCTATTTTTGGTGAAGATGAAAAGAAAGTAAAAGTTACGGTTGATACAGCGAGTTTACCGAAAGAAATGACCCGTCCAATGGTTGCATCCCCATATTATCAAAAACCGCAAATGCCACTCAATAACTTTTCAAATAGTAATGCAAATCGAAATAGCAACGGTGAATTGGTTGTGAAGTTTGAAAATGCACCACAAGGAACCGTTGTAAAACAAACCAAGCAAGCATCAGGTTTTAATACTAAAGCTGATGTTGGCTGGAATCCATATGCTTTAGGAATATATTGATGAATTTCATGAATTGGTTAAATAATTTATTGCCGGCTAGTTTTCGTGGTGTACCGTTTCAAGTTAGCGGTACATCATCTGAATTCGGTCGGCGCAATCAAACACATGAATACCCGTTTAGGGATGTACCCTATACCGAAGATCTGGGACGTTCAGCACGTAAAAATAAAATTGACGCCTTTGTGATTGGTGATGATCACAAAGAACAAACTGAAAAACTGATAGAAGCAATCGAGGAAGAAGGCGCAGGGATACTCATCCATCCAATACTTGGTGAACTTAATGTCAATATTGTAGGTACCGCAACAATAAGTAACTCCGTTGAAAACGGTCGAATGAGTGTTATTTCATTCTCTTTTGTTGAGGCGGGTGAATTAATCTTCCCCGATTCATCTATTGCTACTGATGATGTGGTTGATGAAAATGCAGATAATGTAGATCAAGAGCTATTAGATGCGTTTGAAGATTTTGACTTAATCGATGCGCCCGATTTTGTACAAAGCAGTATTTTGGATGACACCATGTCAATTTTAAATGACATCGCTGATGCTTATAATGCGATAACTCCCTATGTTAATGATGCGGTTAAAATCCTAAATGGTGATTTATCGCCCATTCTTGGTGCTGGTGGTTCATCCATTATTAATTCAATTAAAAATGTTTGGGAGAGTGCAACAAAATTCTCAAATTCTATAAATGGGTTAATAGCAAGAGTAAAAGTGTTTAACGGTATATCATTTATAAAAAGCATTTTACCCGGTGCGATTTGGTCAACCGATAGCAAATCCACCAAAAAAAGAAAGAAAAATCAAAACCTAATTAATACCGCGATTCGAGTAACCGCACTAACAGAAGCATCACGAATAATCGCGTCACTACCGAAACAGGTTGAAGATAAAAGAAAACAAGCGTTTGCTCCTGTCACATTAGAATCTACAAAAGATAAAAAAGAGAATTATTTCAGTCGAAGGGATGTTTTGCCAAATGGGAACATAAACAATCCACAGGCTAACATAACAAGCTCAACCATATCAACATCATCAACAGTTGAAAAAAGTAATACAATTTCATTTGATGATTTACTAGATATCAAAGATTCCATTAATGAATCGTTTGATAAAGAACTGTCAAGAACCGAGCATGATGGTTTATATATTGCACTAGTAAAATTAAAAGCTGCAGTTAACCAAGATATCAATGCACGCTTAATCAAAATAGAAAAAACTATTGTTTATATGCCTAATGAAGTATTGCCCGATTTAGTTTTAGCGCACTATCTCTATAACAATGCCACCCGTGGTGGTGATATATCGATTCGCAACAATATTCTTCATCCTGGTTTTATTCCCGTTAAAGAGCTGCGAGTACCCAAACCATGAGTGATAATAACGTTTTTTTAAAAGTTAACCGTAAGTACTTCGGTGGCTGGACTGATGTAAGTATTTCGGCCGGTATTGAACGGCTAGCCCGTGATTTTAATGTCACCATTACTCGACAATGGCCATCATCAGGTGATGACTCAGAAACAAAAATTGATGTTAAAAATGGTGATTTAGTCGAAGTGTATATCGATGATGATGTGGTTTTAACGGGTTACGTTGAAGCGTTGCCGATTAGATATGATGCAGGTTCGCTATCAATGGGCATTGTCGGCAGAAGTAAAACCGCAGATTGTGTTGATTGTAGTGCAGAACCCAAGCAATATAGCGGTAGTTCAACTATTCAAGTTATTCAAGATTTGGTGAAACCCTTTAAGCTAAATGTTATCAACCAAGGTAATGATGCTGGATCTCTGAGTATTCAAGCGGACCAAGGGGATACCGTTTTTGATGTCATTAGTAAAATAATGGGCATGCAACAAATTATTGTGTTTGATGATGAGCAAGGGCAAGTAGTAATTGGTGATATTGGTTCAGATGAGGCAAAAACAGCCTTGGTTTTAGGAGCTAATATTTTGTCGGCGGATACTGAAAAGAGTATCAAAGATCGGTATTCCGATTATTTTGTCTCAGGACAAAGCGTCGGTGATGATAAAAACTTTGGTGAAGCAACGCTCGCATCTGTGAGATCTACATCTAAAGATGAGGCAATTCTGCGTTATCGTCCATTAATTATAAAGCAGTCTGGCGACTCGAATAACGGTACTTGCCAAGAACGCTGTGAAATGGAAAAAGTGCTGAGGGCAAGCAAAACCAGAGAAGCCACTTACACCGTACAAGGCTGGCGACAAGGTGACGGCACGTTATGGAAACCGAATCAAATGGTTGTCGTTAATGATCCGCTACTTGGTTATGATAATGAAAAACTGGTTATTGCCGAAGTTAAATACAGCTTAAGCAGTCGTGGAACGTTATGCGAATTAAAAGTAGGACCCGTTGAAGCCTATTTGCCTGATAAGAAGAAAACCAAGAAGAAAAAAGGTAAGCAATCCGATGGCGAGGTATTCTAATGCGTAAAGTTTTAAATAAAATAATGAACCTTGTATCTAGGGGCTATATCACATTCAGTAACAGTGCAAGTAAATGCCAAACGTTGCAAATCAAAATGTCAGGTGGCGAACAAAAAAGTGATGTCGAGCATATAGAACCATACGGCTTTACGTCGCGTCCGCTTGACGGAGCAGAAGCGGTAGCGTTATTTTTAGACGGCGATAAGTCGCATGGTGTGATTCTTGCCGCTGGCGATCGTCGCTACCGTATTAAGTCGCTTAAAAAAGGTGAAGTTGCTATTTACACAGACGAAGGCGACTCCATTATTTTTAATCGCAATAATGAAATCAATGTAAAAACTAATAAATTTATTGTGAATGCTGATGATGCCATAGAGTTAAATACAAAAAACTTAACAGTTAACGCATCATCAGCAACACAGTTTAATACACCATCATTAAAATCGTCTGGGGAAATAGAAGACAAAACTAGCACTATTTCAAATATCAGAACTATTTATAATGGTCATACGCATAACGAAACAAACTCGATTACACAAACGCCTAATCAATTATTAGAATAACTCTCACTTCATTACATCAACCGTCATCAGACGGTTTTTTTATGGCTAAAACAAAATGATATTAACAATAAATGGTAGAAATACTCATCCCACTAATATTCAAAATAAGTTATGTCGTGCACTGATAATTTCGCTATTCACATGGCGACGCAAAAACGCCAGTGATGATTCAGAACACCCGTACGGTTGGTGGGGCGATTCATTCCCAAGTATAGCAAATGACAAAATTGGATCACGGCTTTATTTATTATCTCGAGCTAAATTGACTAATCAAACGGCCAATTTTGCAAAAATTTATATAAAAGAAGCGGTGCAATGGATGCTTGATGATGGGCTAGCATCACGTATTGATGTTTCAGTAAAGCGAACCGATTTAACCGTTTTAGTTGCTACTATCAATATTTATAAAAAAGATGGCAGCAATGAAGAATTTAGGTTTGACAACTTATGGAGTGATATTAATGTCTAGTAGATTTTCAAGACCAACATTACCCGATTTAATCACAACTATACGCAATGATTTATATGCGCGCCTAGCCGTCGATGATGAATTAATTTCACTGCGACGCAACGATCCTGAAGTCTATGGGCGAGTTATCGCAGGGGCTACACATATGTTATTAGGCTACATTGAAAATATGGCTAAAAATATTTTGCCCGATCAAGCAGACGAAGCTTGGTTAACTCGGCATGGAAATATGAAACGCTGCTATAGAAAACAACCTACACCAGCAGTTGGTTATATTCGATTTGATGAAGTGGCTGATGGCATTGTTATCAATAAAGACCAAAAAGTCAGACGTCAAGTTGATCAGCGCATGTATACCGTTACCCAAACGACAACATCAGCAAATAATGTTTTAAGAGTACCTGTAGTATGTGACGAGGTAGGTAAAAAAGGAAACTGCGATGATGGTACCAGTATGTCACTGATTACCCCTGTTACTGGACTATCATCAACATGTTTTGCTGATTCAATAGAAGCAGGTGCTGATATTGAAGATTTGGAAGCATTTAGAAAACGTGTTATAGACAGATGGTATTACACTCCTCAAAGTGGTGCTGATCAAGATTATATACAGTGGGCAAAAGAAGTACCTAGCGTTACAAGGGCTTGGTGTTATCGTCATTGGGCTGGAGCGGGTAGCGTTGGCGTGATGGTTGCAAATAGTGATCCCGTTAATCCCGTTTTAGACAATACCACAATTCAAAATGTCAAAAAACATATTGATCCACTGGCACCCGTTGCTGGCTCTATGCTGATAGTGTTTTCACCAACACCCAAACCTATTAATTTTAAAATTATGGTCACACCTGATAACCCAAAAATTCGTTATCAAATAGAAGCCGAGTTAAAAGAATTTTTGTTACGCGAAGGGAGACCACAATCAACACTATTTAGATCACGTATTAGCGAAGTGATTAGTTCATCATTCGGCGAGTATGCCCATGAATTAGTTTACCCCGATAAAGATATATTTGTAGAAAAAAATCAGGTAGCGGTCTTCGGGGGTATTGAATGGATTTAGAAAAACAATACCAAAGCATGGTAGGGCACTTATTGCCCTACGGTCCTGCGTGGGATAAATCAGAACCAATCCTTTTATCACTAGCATTAACACTATCAAAAACGCATATTCGATTAGATGATTTAATGCAAGAAATCAATCCCAAAACGACGACAGAACTGATAGATAGATATGAGCAGATTTGCGGATTACCGGATAACTGTTATCCATCGGATGTTCAAACGCTAACTACTCGGCGCAACCGTTTAGACTCTAAGATAAATTTGGTCGGCGGCATAAGTAAAGAATTTTTTCTACAAGTTTTAAAAGCCAACGGTTATTTAGATGCCACGATCACAAACTATAACAATGATGTTTTTACCTGTGAATCAACATGCCAAGACTATTTATACGATGAAGAGTGGCGTTTCTATTGGATTGTAAACATACCTCACAATTATCAAATAACAGACATGACTTGTAATGACGGATGCGATTCACCTTTGAGAATGTGGGGCGATAAACAAATCGAATGCATAATTAATAAATTATGCCCATCACACACTTATGTAATTTTTAAATACGGAGTAACAAATGCATAGAATTGATACAGCCACTGCCCAAAAAGATAAGTTCGGGCAAGGAAAAAATGGCTTTACCCGTGGTAACCCACAAACTGGCACACCAGCAACGCAATTAGACTATCTTTATTGTGATGCTATTCAAGAAGAAATTGCCAACGCGATTGAGTCAGCAGGTATTAAGCTTGATAAATCAAAGCACGATCAACTCGCTACAGCCATTAAAGAATTTGTCAAGAAAGGTAGCGTAAAGCTTAACTCATCAATCAACAGCACATCAGAAACCGAAGCAGCAACACCGTTGGCTGTCAAAAAAGTAAATGACCAAGCTATAACCGCGAACAGCAATGCGGAAAATGCACACAATAGAATAGATGCGATAACAGATAAATTTCAATCTGATGGATTTGAATCACGAGTGTATTCTCATGACAAGCGTTTTTATTTGATAGTGAGAGATGACGGGACTGTGGGAATGTATAACACGGTTCGCCATTCCCTGCCGTGGGGTATCGGTGAGGACGGGGTGCTTCGTGAGGGTTATATTCCCGTCAACAAGGTGTTGAATCTAGAACAATATATTAGAGGTTTTACATTGCCGCCGGGCATACCTCTGCCGTGGCCTCAGGATCGGCCACCTGCTGGCTGGTTTGAATGTAACGGAGCATCATTTGATGTAAATCAATTTCCTAGATTAGCTTCAGTTTTTCCTTGGGGGCGGTTGCCAGATCTGCGCGGTGAATTTATCAGAGGGTGGGATAATGCGCGGGGTATAGATCCCTATCGAGTTATTTTGAGTTGGCAAGAAGATGCAATCAGAAATATCACAGGTACATTTAAAAGCTCTGCTGGAAATTATAATGGTGAGGTTCAAACCGGTGCATTTGCATTAACTGGCACCAAGTTGCACGGAGCCGGTTACAGCGGTTATTTTGAACATAGTTTAGTAGATTTTGATGTGTCGCGAGTCGTTCCTGTTGGAAATCAAAACCGCCCGCGCAACCTTGCATTTATGTATATAGTTAAAACAGAATAATTTTAGGAGATTTACAATGAAATACCAATTACAACCAGAAACAGCAATCTTAGACAATGATGGATTAACCATAAAAGCGGGATGGGTAGTGATTTATAATGTTGATTCCAACGGAGAGTATTTGGGCGCTACGTATCAGTATTTGCCGATTGGTGTTGGTGTACCGGCTAACTCATATTTAGATGCACCAAAACCAGTTAAAGACGGTAAAGCAATTGTTAGAGTTGGCGATAAGTGGACATACCCAAGCGATCATCGCGGTAAAAAAATCTACTCAACAGAAAATGGCGCAGAATCAACAGTAACAGAAATTGGCGACATTCCTACAGATTACACACTGTTAAAACCAAATTCTGAGTTTGATTCTTGGAACGGTGAAGCATGGATATTAGATGAAAATAAACAGCATCAGCACTATGTAAATGTTGCAACAGCACAGAAAAAACAGCTATTAAGCGAAGCTACTATGCAAATTGATTATCTACAAGATGCAATTGATACTGATATTGCAACTGATGAAGAAAAAGCGCTGTACGCAGAATGGAAAAAATATCGTGTATTATTAAATCGTATTGATGTTGATACTGCGCCAGCGATTGACTGGCCAAAAAAAACACAGTAA